GCTGACCTTCGTCATGTACGCCTATCTGCGCTTCTCCAAGCAGGGCTATGAGATCAGCGTTGTCGGCGAGAGCGAGAACACCGCGCGGTATGCGGGCATCAACGTCCGCCGCGTTACGGTGCGCACGATGCTGATCTCCGGCGCGATCTGCGGCCTGTGCGGCTTCCTGATCGTGGCCGGCAAGGATCAGACCATCTCCACGGCGTCCGCCAACGGGCGCGGCTTCACGGCCATTATTGTCGCATGGCTGGCCAAGTTCAACACGTTCTATATGGCGCTCATCTCGTTCCTGCTGGTTTTCCTCGAGCGCGGTGCGTCGGAGATCGCGTCGGCGTACTCGCTGAACGAGTACGCCGCCGACATCATCACCGACGACGACCAGACCATCATCATCCCCGAACCCGTCACCCAAATCACCATCCAGGGCAACACCGCGAAATCCAAGGACGGCGCCCTGGAATTCGACGACCACGACACCGACTTCACCGGCCTCGGCAAACTGCCGGCCAACCTGACCATCACGCAATCCAGCATCAGCGCGGAATCGGACGTGGTCTCCGCCGACAACTCCGACGGCGTATGGGGCAGAGCCGGCGGCACCGTGTGGACGCCATCGGACGACGAACGGGAGGCGTTCGCGCAACTGCTCGTCTCGATGGACCGGCGACTGCGCCCGGACACCATCGTGTTCGACAGCCGGAAACTCGACCCCGCCACGCACGCCCGCCTCTACCTCACCGCCAGCAGCGGGCCGCTCGTCATCCAGGGTTCCATCGCCTCACGGCTCGCCGGCGCCGACGCCAAACCAGCATCCGGCGGCGCATGGGCCAGCACCGGCGGCACCCTCACCTACCAATGGTCGAACGGCCGGCCCCGGCTCCGCAACGAGGTCACACTCTGGCCACTACCCGTAGCCGCCGAGACCGCGATTACCTGGGCGAGCATGGGAGCATGGCCAGCCATATGGAGGCAGTGCGCGCTCACCCTCGCCGAACTCTCTCTCGTCACCCGCTACCAGCAACCAACCACCATCACGGAGGAACCATGAAAACCACACCGATCTACGGCCTGCCCTACATCGAGGCCGACGACCTCGTGTCAAGCGCGCCAGCACAGTTCAAGACCATGGCCGAGGGCATCGAAACCGCATTGACCGAGGTTGATTCACGAAACACGCCCGCCGGCGTGAAACCCGTCATCGCTACCACGCTCGAGGCATTGGCGGCGCAAACCGGCGTGACAGGCCAGACCGGCTACGTGACCGCCGACACGACGACCGCGAACAACGGCCCGTACTACTACAACGGCACCGCGTGGCTCCCTTACGCGACCGGCGCCATGCTTGACAGTCTGCGGAACCAACTGACACAGGGTTATGAGTCCGCGAAATTCACCTGGCAGAACACCGGCAGTTTCCAGCCGGACTCCTACGGCGGCGGAATGGAAATCGTCGTGGACAGGGCCAACCGCCTGCTGCACGTGCATCTGAGCGGCTTCAAAAGCACCGTGTCGCTGTCGGCCGGTTTCCCGGTCTTCCACTACGCATCAGGGCCGAAGCCATCCAGGGCCGTGAGTCTCGGCTGTCTCTGGTCCATTCCCGGCAGCAACTTCGCGAAACAGGCGAAGTGGAACACCGACGGCAGCGTTTCGGTAATCGGCGGCATGGCGGTCAACGACAGGTGCCTGCACACGCCGCGAACGCTGCCGATACCGGCCGGCGTGACGTTCGCCTAGTCCCACCAGGCGAACCAGCAGAAACTCACCGGGTACGTCGTGGCCCACGTGTTCATGAGGTTGTTGCGGAACCGCACCCATGCCGAACCGGGTCGCAGGGACCACAGGTAAGGCACTATGTACACCGTGGAATCGTCGGATTGGTTGTCGATTCGCAGTCTCGTGACGACCATGCCCGCCGGTTTGGTCGTGTGGGACTTCCACGAGATTTCCGCCACGGCGTCGCCGTTCGTCTGTCCGCTGAACGTGCCGGACTCATAACCCTGTGAACCACACCCCCGATGAAAGGAGATCATGACCGAGAACGTAATCATCGCAATAGTCGGCGCTGTCGGCGTCGTCGCCGGCGCGTTCGCGCAGCAGCTCGTGACGGCGGCACGCGACCGTATGGAAGCGTACCGGCTCGCGCAGCAGATGCAGGCCGACAACGCGCTGCTGTGGCAATGGAACCGACAGCTGGTTGACCACATCTACAAGGGATTGGGGCCACCGCCGCCCGAACCCCCTGAAAACCTTTTCGACCACGACGACTGACGGAAGGAGAGAAACATGGTCGGATACGCGAAGGCCGTGTGGCGCGGCAGCCCGAACCACTATCAAGGCCGCAACGGCTACAAGGTGACGCAC